ACGCTTGAGATGGCTGAGGAGAAGATTGCTGAAAGAATTGATGCTAATCTTTTAAACGTTAATATACAAAATATAGTTGATCTACCTAAACCAATGTTTGGTACTAAGGTTACTAACCTTACTAAGAAAACACAAGGACAATTAATTATTAAAGAATATCCAACTGCATCAGCACATAGTGGCCACTTCAAAGCACTATTGAATGAATTAGCATTGAAAAAATCTTTTAAACCTGATATAATATTCATAGATTATCTAAACATATGTGCATCAAGTAGGTATAGGGCAAATGCGAACGTCAACTCTTACTCATATATTAAAGCGATTGCGGAAGAACTTAGGGGTCTTGCGGTGGAAGCTAATCTCCCTATTGTATCGGCTACCCAGACTACTCGTAGTGGTTATGGTAGTAGTGATGTTGACCTTACCGACACTTCTGAGTCCTTCGGTCTTCCCGCAACTGCTGACCTTATGTTTGCTCTTATATCTACTGAGGAATTGGAGGGTCTCAATCAAATAATGGTCAAACAATTAAAGAATAGATATAATGATCCAACAATTTACAAACGATTTGTTGTTGGTATTGATAGAGCAAAGATGAGACTATATGATTGTGAACAATCTGCACAACAGGACATAGTTGACAGTGGGCAAGAAGAAGAGTATAATAATGAAGATAAAAAGCATACAAAATCATTTGCGGAGTTTAAGTTTTGACTAAGAAAACTTTCATACAAGAAAAGAAAAATGCTAAACATACAAATGTATGGGAGTGGGAAGAGACTCCAGAAGTTTTAGCAGCATTAGAACAATTACGTAAATCATCAGAAGAGGTTGAAAATGTCTAAGGGTGTTGACTTTAATAAGTACCTTAATTTCGTGGATGGTGTCACATCCGATCCCAGTAAAGATTATAAATCGTTTATTGCCAGTCTTGAACTTCTTGATAGAGAAGGTTCCAATATTAATCGTCTTACCACTGCTGCTGTTGGCATTAGTGCTGAAGGTGGTGAGTTTATGGAGATCGTTAAGAAGATGGTTTTCCAAGGTAAGCCTTGGAACGACGCTAATAGAGAACATCTTATTGTTGAGTTGGGTGATGTTATGTGGTACGTAGCACAAGCATGTATGGCTTTAGATGTATCATTTGATGATGTTGTAGAAAGAAATGTAGAAAAATTAAAAGCACGATATCCTGGTGGAGAGTTTGATGTTCACTATTCAGAAAATCGTAGAGAAGGAGATATATAATGGATCCTAATACACCTCCAGCTTTTGCACAGCAACCTCCAGAAGATCTCAGCAAAGAGCAAATGTTTCGTATGATGAGAGATCATGTATTAAGAACATTACAAACAGATGCTTATCGTAAAGGAGATTACACTCTTTCTTCTGGTAAGAAAACAGATCATTATGTAAATTGTAAACCAGTTACATTATCTGGAGAAGGTGCTCTTTTAATAGGAACACTTCTTCTTGATTTGGTTGATGAAGAATCCCATGCAGTAGCAGGTCTTACATTAGGAGCTGATCCTTTAGTAAGTTCTGTTTCAATGACTTCTTGGTTAGATCAACAAAGTAGAAGAATAAAACTTAATGCATTAATTATTCGTAAAGAAGCAAAGGATCATGGTACAACTTCTCAGATTGAAGGTATGCTACCAGTTAAAGGATGTAAAATAACTGTATTGGAAGATGTAGTTACAACAGGTGAGTCTGCAATGAAGGCAGTTAGGGTATTGCGTGAGGCTGGATACAAGGTAGAACAAGTTGTTTCTCTTGTTGATCGTCAAGAAAACAATGAAGCAGATGATATGTTCGATAAGGAAAATATTGAACTTATAAGTTTATTCACTTTAGATGATATTTCATACTAATGAACTACGGTGTAGACATAGAAGCAGGAGATGCTTTTGTTGAAAAACTAAAAGAGAAGGCACCAACCATTGGTGGGTTTGGTGGTATGTTTAAGGTTCCTCGTGGATATGAGGAACCTATTTTGGTATCTGGTACTGATGGTGTTGGAACTAAAATTAATATATGCAGAGTTGCTAATGACTATACAACTATAGGCCAAGACTTAGTTGCTATGTGTGTGAATGATATAATCACATGTGGTGCTAAACCATTATATTTTTTAGATTATGTTTCTACTCAAAAGATAGATGATAATCTTGCTGATATTATGGTAGGTATCCTTAAGGGATGTGAGATTGCAGGAATGGAACTCATAGGTGGAGAGACTGCTGAACATACTAGACAAAATGAATATGATCTTGCAGGATTTTGTACAGGTATTGTAGAGAAGACTGAACTTATAGATGGTAGTCTTATTCAAGCAGGTGATAAGATAATTGGTTTGCCTAGTAGTGGATTCCATAGTAATGGATATACTTTAATTAATGATATGTTATGGAGACAGAAGATATATTATAAGGATATGCCTGAGTTACTTACACCTACTACAATCTATGCACCATTGATTATGAAACTTTTAGAAGAGTTTCCAATAGTTGGAATGGCCCATATAACTGGTGGTGGATTACTTAGCAATGTATCAAGATGTATTCCAGAAGGATTAAAGGCAGATATAAATTATAACTCTTGGAACTTACCTGAGATATTCCAGAAGATTATGTTAGCAGGTGAAATACCAGAAGAAGAAATGAAGAGAGTATTTAATTTGGGTATAGGATATTGCTTGATTGTTCCAGATGAAGTTGTATCAGATATACAAGACATGATTGAGGAATCATGGGTGATTGGTGAAGTCACACATATATAATATAGTATCAAAAGTTACGATGAAAGAACAACTAGTCAAAGCACTATTAGCACATGCACAGGGAGACATTCAAAAGCATGTTGCAAACGTAGAAGTTTATTTAACTAATCCTGCAGGTATTGGTGAGCATTCAAATATCGTAGAAGCAATCGAACAAGAGATTAATGAGATTGCTAAGTATCAAGATCAGATAGACATAATAAATAAATACTTCAAAAAGTAAGTACTTAAAATGGCTAGAGGTGGTACAGTTAGTGATGCTGCAATGACCCGTATGCAGGAGTTAGGTTCTGCATGGGTTTTTAAAAGAGCTATTCAAGATAACGTTGTATTTAATAGTGCTAATGATATTGTAAATGATAAAGAGACATATGAGGAGTTAGTTAAGATATGGAAAAAAGTTGGAAGAGTTGATTGGGAAGATGATCTTGATGGTGAGTGGGTAATTAATTTTTATAAGCAACAAAAATTACTTTTAAGGAAAATAGGTAAACCAAAGTTTACAGAATTTTCTCGTGATGGTGGCCCTAAGCCAGCATATATTTTACCTGGTAGTAAAGGTGGAGAAACTTTTATGGACTGGGTTAGTGAATTGGTTAAAAAAGAATTTAAGATAGGACAAAAAGATAATTGGAACCCTGCTGATATTTGGTTAATACAGGATGAAGCAAAGTGGAAGAAAAAAATTCAAGAATCTTTCGATCAGAAAAAAGATCCATCTGCATCTATAGAATCTGAATTATCAAAACTCAATTCTATTTTTAGAGCTCTTTTTAAAACAAAACAAATAATGGGGATCTCTTTAAAAAAAGTTGGTAAAAATGTTTCATGGAAAGAAGTTAATGTGAGTGGAAAGTTTTTTAAAGAACTTAAGACTACTAAAATGACCCTTGATAGTGCAAAGTGTTTGCTTGGGACAAAAACAATTAATGTTGAAACAGCAAAGAAAGATATTGAAAGAGGGAAAAAACGTGGTGCACCAGGTGCAGCTACTTTAGTTCAAGATACAATCTTAACTATTAAAGATCCTGGTCTTATAAGTGGAAAAAAAGTAGAGTATAAAGTACAAATTAAAGCAAATGATTCTACAAAATTTAGTAACTTGAAATGGGAACCAACTATTAAGTCTAAGGGTGCAGCAAGATTAGGTAAAGCAACGGTAGAATTAGTATTGGATTTAATGAAAGTTTATGGTATAATGAAATCATATGAACCAAATAATAAAGCATTCCCTAGAAATAAAACTGAGTTTAGGAAAGTTGAAGATGATTATAGAGAAATCATTGATGAATTAATTTCGGATAGATTTGTAGATGTTGGAAGGGTTGATGTAGAGACTGCTATTATAAACATTAAAGAAACCTTTGATGTTTATAGAGGTCAACCTTGGGTTGCGGTATCTAAATTACAACAACTGAGATTCTTATATGCTTTAATGACTCTCCCACAAAAGAAAAGAAATGATTTTTGCACTTCTTTAATCTTTACTGCAGAGAAAGCAGGTAAAAGATATGGCCCTTATGGAAAGATATATTAATGAAATCTGAAATGAAAAACCTCATAAAGACTTTTGAATCTGATCTAGTTGGTCAGCAGAAGTTTAATGCTTTCTTACAGCATTGTTTCTATGGTATTAAGAATCCTAAGAAAAAGAGTCATTCTAAAAAGATAATAAATAAATATGATAACTTACGAACAAGTATTGTTAAGTATATCCTTGCACACGAAAAAGAGATAAAATTAGAATTAAATAAATGAAATCCTTTTTAAATTTTTTATCTGAATCTGCTACACAACAGGCAGCCCGTATGGGGTTGACTGGTGATGGTCATGGAGGCTGGTATAAAGATGGAGAGTTTGTTGCAAAGACAGAGAAAGGAAGATTAAAGTTTTATAATAAGAGACAGAAAGTAGGTGGTAAAGATCCAGCACAAAGTGAGAAGGAAAAGAATTTATCACAACCAACATCTGCAAAACCACAACCACAGGCACAACCAAAAGGTAAAGCACCTCAACAGGATGTTGCACCTAAGGAACCTATGAAACAAGAGGATGATCCAGATGCACCAGCAAATCCTGAGAAGTTAATGCCTCCTCAAGTTGAGAAAACAAAAGGAACTTTAACTATTGCATTTGGTAGATTCAATCCACCAACAACAGGACATGAGAAATTATTAGATACTGTGGCTAAATCTTCTGATGATGGTGACTATATTATAGTACCTTCACGCAGTCAGGATAAGAAAAAGAATCCATTAGATGCTGATCAAAAGGTTGCTGTGATGAGACAGATGTTCCCTAATCATAGTGAGAGAATTGTTAATGATGCTCAGAATAGAACTATCTTTGATGTATTGAAGAAGGCTCATATGGATGGTTATGCAGGAGTAAGAATTGTAGGTGGTGCTGATAGACAAAAAGAATTTGATAAGTTAGTTAATAATTACAACGGATTACACTATGACTTTGATAAAGTAGAAGTTCGTTCTGCTGGTGATAGAGATCCTGATGCTGAAGATATAACAGGAATGTCTGCATCAAAGCAAAGAAAGTATGCTGCAGAGAATGACTTTGAAAACTTCTTAAAAGGTGTTCCTACTGCAATGAATAAGAAGGTTGCTAAAGAACTCTTTAAAAATATTCGTGCAGGTATGAATATTAAAGAAGGATGGAGTCTTTGGAAAATTGCACCTAAGTTAGATTGGGAGAATTTAAGAGAACATTTTGTAGGTAAAAAGATATATCAAGTTGGTGATTTAGTTGAAAATCTTAACCACGGATTGGTTGGTAGGATTATCCGTAGAGGCACAAACTATTTGATTTGCGTGACTGAAGATAATGTTATGTTCAAGTCGTGGATCAAGGATGTTACAGAAGCTAACAAGTACAATAACGATACTAAAATTTCTGGTGTTCCTGCAAATCAACGTGAAGTTGGTACCCCTGCATTGCTCAATTATGCTAAGTCAATGGTTCCTGGCCAAGACTGGGGAAAACAATTCATAAATAAATATAGAAAAAAGAGTAATTGAATCTAAGGATTTCCAATGAGTAACCATATAGTTGAAGAAAATCCCTCTGCACAACCTGCTACTTCTGGTGCCGAAGGTGCTGACCAGAAAGTTAGAAAGCAAGCACGTCAACTTGCATATGATGTTAGGTACAAAGTTAAGCAAGGATTTAAAGAAGGCCAAAAAGCAGACCCTGTTTCATTAAAAAGAGCATATCTTTCTCAACTAGGAAAGTCACCTGCACCTGGCCCTGTTAAGGCAGCTGCTAAGAAGATGCTTGTTGGTGAGTCCTACGAATTTGTTGATATTACTGATACTGTAAAGTCTTCTATTTCTGATGTATTGAATAGTGTGTTCACTCTTGGTGGTGGTAAGAAAGAAGAAGAAATAGTTGAAGCAGATCTAGGTAAGAAGTTTAAAGTAAGAGTAAAGGATAAGAAGACTGGTAGATCTTATGTAAGAATGGCTGATCGTGCAAAGATCTCTGAACTAAGAAAGAATCCTAACATCGCATCTGTTGAGATGACTGGTGGAGCAGGTACACCATATGAAGGTGAGAAAAAGAAAGGAGCAGCAACTGCTAGTGTAAAATCAGGTAAAGGTATTCCTGGTGATATAGAAAAGGTTAAGGAAGAATTTATTGCCGAGGTAGGTGAGAAAGAAAATCCTGATGCTAATGATAAGAAGATTGATGTAATGAAGGGTAAAAATAAGGTTACTATTAACCCTACTCAATCTGAACAAGTTGAAACTGATCAAAAGGAGGAAAAACCAAAAATGGATCCAAAGGAAAAGAGAGTCGGTATGATGAAACGTATGATTCTTCAAAAGAAAATGCAAGCAGTTAGATCTGGTGCTGGTGCAGACATCGTTGCACATACTGAATTGGAAGGTGAAGTTATTGCAGAAGGTAGTCTTAAGCAAGCAAGAAAAAATATTGGAATGGATCCAGACAAACCTTCTTGTTGGGATGGTTACAAAGCAAAGGGTACTAAAATGAAAGGTGGTAAGTCAGTTCCTAACTGTGTTAAGGAAGAAGAGCTTGTAGAAAAGAAAGCAAAGAAAGATTATGATGGTGATGGTAAAATTGAATCTGGTAAGGATGAGTACTTTGGATCAAAAGACAAAGCAATCAAAAAGGCCATGAAAAAAGAAGCAATGAAGGAAGGTTATGGTAGTAAGAAAAAGAAAAAGAAATCTTATGGTGAGTCTACCAATAAGTTAGGTTTAAAATCTTGGCAGAATATGCTTGAGGGATCTTATGGTGAGATTGATAGACCTGTTGAAAAGGAAAGTGATACACCAGAAGTAAAGGCTGATGTATGTTTCGATGCTGGTGCTGCAATTCCTACAACTATTAAAGGAACTGGAGATCCAAGAGAACTTCCTACTGCAATTAATCTTATGAAGAATAAGTACAGAGCACAAGGTATCATGGCTTCTAAAGAACCAGAAGGTAAATTAGTTGAGGGTATGGCTACTCCTGAGTCAGGAACTGGTAAGTATTACAATGAAAAGAAACCTACTGCTATGCAACTTGCTAAGAGGAAAAAGATGGAAAAGGTTAAGTCCTTAACCAATCAAGGCAAGCATAAAGAAGCAAGTGCATTATACAAAGAAGGTATTGATGTAATTAAGGACATCTTAAACAAAAAGGCAGATGTAGCATATGAAAATAGACAGGTTGCTATGAATCCTGAGAAGCATAAAGATCCAGACGAGTCTGATAAACCATATCATAAGAGATCAAAAGCAGCAAGAATGAGAGATCCAAAGAAAGGAATTAATTCTCCTGCATTTAAAAAGTTCATGGCAGATAGAGGTATGTAATGAAAACCTTTAAACAATTCATAGGTGAAGAAGGATACGATCATATGCGTGATCGTGCTTTAGAGAGAGGCACTTGGAAAAGTAATCCAAAAAAATCTGATGCAACTACTCGTCCAGTAAGTAACGAAATTAAAAAACAAAAAGGAAAAACTGTACTTCAAAAACAATCAGAGAAGAAGTATGGTAAGGGTGCTACTGCACTTGACATTGTGAAGAAGAAGATCACCGCCAAGCATGGTAAAGGTGCAATCATGGATACAAAGAAAAAATAATGCCAGCAGTATCTAAAAAGCAACAAAGATTTTTTGGGATGGTTCGTGCAGCCCAAAAGGGTGAGATGAAGAATCCTTCATCTGAAGTATCAGATGTTGCTAGTGAAATTAGTATGAAGGATGCAAAGAAGTTTGCTAAGACAAAGCATAAAGGATTACCTGAAAAGAAAGAAGTAAAAGAAGAGAAGAAGGGAAGACATCCAAGAGATCAAAAAGAATTAGATAGAGCACGAGAATATATTAAGAAGAATCCAAAGTTTGGTCTTAAAGAAGAGGAGTCTGTCCCTAGAAATTCAATGGGAAAACCGATTAGAATTAAAGATAAAATTAAAGCAGCAAAAGGACAAATTCCTCATAAAGTTACTGAAGCAATTAAGAGAGATGAGTATGGAGATCCAATTGGTGGGCCAAAGATATCTAAAAAACAAGTAAAGAAAAACCTTGCAAGTAATGCGAAGGATGAAAAGATTGTTCATAGTGAAGGTGCAGCATGGACAAAGAAAGCAGGTAAGAATAAAGAAGGTGGTTTAAATGAAAAAGGTAGAAAGTCTTACGAACGTGAGAATCCTGGTTCTGATTTAAAAGCACCTAGTAAAGAGAAAGGTAATAAGAGAAGAAAATCATTCTGTGCTCGTATGAAGGGAATGAAAAAGAAATTAACAAGTGCAAAGACTGCAAGAGATCCAGACAGTCGTATTAATAAATCTCTCAGAGCATGGAACTGTAGTTACGAACCACAAGGTAAATTGGTTGAAGACTACGAAGAAAAAGCAAAGAGTAGGCAGAAGTTTGTGGATTTTTATAAGAAAGCAAAAGAAGCTAAAGCAAAAAAACAAGCAGATTCGACAAGATCAGATAGTAGAAGACACGGAATAAAGTTCTCAGACGCAAAAGGAAGTGGTAGAATTAAGGCTGGAAAGAAAATTTATGATTAAACTTGCTATATAGATTAGCAATCATAAATTAATCATGACTAAATTTTTACTACCTATTGCTATCAACATTATAGATAAAGCAGTAGATAAAATCCCAGAAGACTTAGAGGGAAAGATCAAGGTGTTCGTTATCGGACTTCTTAAGAAGGCTGCTGCTAAATCAGGCAACAAAGTAGACGATAAATTAGTGGAAGCACTAGAGAAAGCCCTACTAGGTTCTTGAGTTTATAAATATCTTTAGAAAAAGATTTTTATAGGGAACGAATCATGGCTCTTTGGGGTACAAATGATAATATACCGTCAGTAGGAACCGTTACATTAAATTGGACTCCAAATGCTGATGGTACTCATACTGTAACTGGTAGTGCAACACCTACAACTTTTGGTGCAGTTGGATCTGCTAAAACAGGAGATATAATCCGATTTGGTTTAAGAGATGGTGTAGAGACATCAAAATATTTTGGTGATGCAGTTATTGTAGGTATTACAAGTGCAAGAACTTTAACTATTGGTTCTACTGCTGGACTTGTTAATGCAGCAATCGCAGATACTAGTTACTACATATCTGAACTTCCAAAATACACAGTATTGGATAGTTATTACAGTAATACACACGATACAGTTGCAACATTTAAGAACATTAAACAAGCAGAAGGTGCTGTAGCATCTGTTACTGCTGGTGTTGGTAAGACTGTAGTTGGTGTTTCAATAGATGGATCAGATATCTCAGTATTAGGTCTTAAGAAAGGAGATGCTTTAGTAAATAACAGCACTACAATTCTTATTGGAGCAGTTAAGTCTGCTGTAAGTACTGCAAACGCAAACACTACTGTTGGATTAGCATCAGTTTATGCTGCTCCTCCTGCTGGAATTGTTGTTGGAGATACTGTTGATGTTGATGTTGCTGGACAAGGTGTAGTCGGTGTCGCTATTACAGGGATAAATGCTACTTACGTTGCAATCGGTGAAACTGTAAATACTCAGATTAATGCTGGTTCTGACGTAACCTTCAGAGGTGATGTAATTAGTCTTGAAGGTACAGTTGCTGCAACTATTACTCAGAACGATTCACTTATCTTCCAGAGAAAGTCTGGTGGATATGATAGAAACGTCTATGGTATTTCAACTACTACTCAGTTAGGTACAGGTTCTGACGGTGGAATTAATGGAACAGAATATATTACACCTGGTGCTGGATGGGTTGGTGTTACAACCTTCATTGATATGCACGGTAACTTAAGAGTGAAGAGTGAAATACTCGTCGCTGCTGGTGGAGATTCTGGAATCACAACTGGTTCTAATAGTATCGCATACCCAACTAATAGAGGTGCTAACGCATAAAACTTAATTTAATCTCAATATAATATGAAATTTGATGAATTGAATGAAAACAACTATTTGCTATTTGCTATAAAATTCTATGATAATCCTCAAGCTCTCACTAGAGATGACTTTGACGATGATTTGAAGCGAATCAAATACATAAAAAGATTACTGAAAAGGTATAAAAATACAGGTGAGCTTAAGGTTCACCTTATTTTGAATCACCTAACAGTTCTATTCAATGTGTTTGATGATGCTGCTGTAGCATTATTGTTTTACAATTTAGAAGAAGACCTTTGGCCCTATCTAAAGAGTTTTCTTGTATTTCTGAATAGAATTGCAGAGTATCCTCGCACTGCAATCAATGATATTGTTGAGGATAAAGAATGTTTGAAACAACTTCAGGAACTCTAATGAATATTAATAGGTTCGTTTCTAATATAAAACACATAAGAGAAGCAGCACCTACTAATTCTTCAGGTACTGGTGGTTTCGGTGCTAGTGCATCATCCCCAGTTGCAGGATATGATAAATATCTATTTCCAGGTGATGCTGGTTTATTAACCAGAGATTATCAGACACCCTATGGTTTGAAATGGGGTTTAAGTGATGTCGTTCCTGTTAAACATCTAACACTTGACGATATTGATACTATGACTAATGCGTCTAGGGAGTTTTACAATAAAATGACTGCACCAAAACCACAAAAATCTGATCCTATGGAGAATGTAATGAACATTGTTCGTAGTCTTAAGGAGGAAGCACCCGTAAATAATGTGGGTGGTGGTGCTATTGCAGGAGCAGTTGGAGGAGAAGCACCTCCTGTGTTTAATAAGAAAAAGAAACCACCGATCATAGCAAGAGGGCTGATGCCTGGTGCTAGGAAACGATGGTCAAAGAAATAGGAAGATGGAAGATAATAATAAGAGTGTAAATGCAGCAATATTAGAAAGACTAGAGAAAGTTGTATCAACGTTACAAGATAATTCAGTTAAAATGGGCCAGTTACTTGCTGTCCATAATGAAAAATTAGATAAGCAGGATAGAATAGATGCAGTATTATTCGAGAAGGTGGAAGCACTTCACAAAGAAGTCAACCGTTCTACTACAGACATTAAAAAGGGGTGTGAGAGAGATATTCGCAAGGTAGATGATAGACTTCGCATTATGGAGAAGAAAATGTGGAGTATTTTTGGTGCATTAAGTATAATAAGTTTCCTAGTTAGTCCTGTTGGACAAAGAATTGTGGGGTCAGCATTGACACCAGTAGTAGAATCGAGTATAATAGAAAAAAATTAACGACTCATAATGAGTGAGGTACATTTCAAGAAGCATCGTGTGTTCAGAGAG